AAGACCCTAAGACTGTAGTTACCTCTGGTAGTACCTTTGATAACTCAGCCAACTTAGCTAGTACATACCTCACTGCTGTTAAAGAGCAGTACGAAGGGACTAGACTAGGTAGACAAGAGCTTTACGCAGAAGTCCTAGAAGAAGCTCAAGGAGCCTTGTGGACTACCGTAATGCTAGATGATGCCTCAGTCAAACATGAGGCTGTCCCAGACCTTTCCCGTATTGTCGTTGCACTTGATCCCGCTGTCACTGCCAACAAGGAGAGTGACATGACGGGTATTATTGTCGCAGGTATTGACATTAACGGTATTGCCTACGTCCTCGGTGACTATACTGATAGGTTATCACCACAGGGTTGGGCATCTAAAGCTATTCAACTGTATCACCACTACCAAGCTGACCGTATTGTAGCGGAGGTTAACCAAGGTGGTGACATGGTTAAGCAGACGATCCACGGAGAAGACCCTACAGTACCTTATAAGGCTGTTAGAGCATCCCGTGGTAAGTTCGCTAGGGCTGAACCTGTATCGGCACTGTACGAGCGTGGTTTAGTAAAGCATGTGGCTAATCCCCCTGATGGGGCTTCGCTAAACGAACTAGAGACACAAATGAGAACATGGGAACCACTAGGGTCGATTGGTTCCCCAGATAGACTTGATGCCTGTGTATGGGCAATTACAGACCTCTCACTTAACGGATATGCGAAACCCAAACTGACCCTCGCTTACTCAAGTGCCAAGGGACTTTCACAGAAATAATAATGGAACCTACCTCATGGTTAAGAAGCTCTCAGAGGCCAAAGCTAAGGCAACCCTTGGTGTAGCTGGCGATAACACACATAACGGTCAAATCCGTGCTGATGAGTTTCTCCCTGAACTGCGTGGCAAGAAAGCTATACGCAAGTATCGTGAGATGCGTGACAATGATAGTACCGTTGGCGCTGTTATGTATTCTGTTGAGCAAATCCTTCGTGATGTTGACCTCCATGTTAACCCAGTTGACGAGAGTGATGCAGCTAAAGCGGAAGCTGACTTCGTTAAGAGCGTTCTTGATGACATGGATCACACACTAGATGACCACATTGCAGAAGCCTTGTCGTTTCTGTCGTATGGCTTCGGTTGGTTCGAGGTTATCTACAAGCGGCGTGTTGGCCCAACTGAGCGTTCTGATAAGAAACACTCTAAATACACAGATGGACGTATTGGTGTGCGTAAGATTGCAGCCCGTGCGCCTTGGACTATAAATAAGTTTGACGTAGATCAAAAGACTGGTGATGTTCTAGGTATTGAACAGTCAGTCGGGCTTATGGCAAGCAAGAATTATATTCCAGTTAATAAGTCCTTGTATTACCGCACTACTTCAATAAATGGTGATCCAAGTGGCCGTAGTATTCTTCGTAACGCTTATACTTCTTACGAGTACCTTAACAACTTACAGGCTATTGAGGCCATTGCAGTGGAACGAGAACTTGCGGGTATTCCTGTCGCTCGTATTCCCGCTGAGTATCTTTCTGGGGACGCTTCTTCTGCTCAGTCAGGATTCGTCAACAACTTGCAGCAAATCTTACGGGACGTCAAGTTCAACGAGCAAGGCTACATTATACTGCCTTCCGACACCTACCCCGATAAAGACGGAGCGCCTTCCTCCACTAGATTAGTTGACATTGAGCTTATGGCATCCAATGGTAAACGCAACATTGACATCAATCCAATCGTTAGTCGTTACCAGCATGACATTGCTCGTTCTGTACTTTCTGAGTTTCTTCTGCTTGGTTCCTCTGGGGGTTCTTATGCTCTCTCCAAGTCGAAGACAGACCTGTTCCTCCGTGCGCTTGAGAGTTACATCCAAGCAATCGTTGACGTTCTCAACAAACAGTTGGTCGAGCGTCTTTGGCAGTTGAACGGTCTGAATTATGACCTGATGCCAACTATTGAAGCTGGTGATGTTGCTCCCCACGATCTCCGTGAAGTTGCAGCTTTCTTGCGTAACCTTAACGGCGCAAACATTGACGTTAGCAGTCACCCCGAGGTTATTAAAGACCTTATGGATATTGCTGAACTTGATTATAATCCTGATGCTGGTGTTCAGATCACACAGGAGCCACAACAACAACAGGAAACTAAATAATGTCCACTCTTGACAATCGTGTGTTTGACAACGGTTTGACCGTCCTCGACACAGAAGCAAATAAAATTCTCCTTACGTCTCAGCAAGCAACGACCTACACTGAGGCTAACGCAACCTACGCTCTTGGTAACAGCACAAGCCTTTCCATTAGCGCACCACAGGATCGCTCAGGTGGGGGCCGTGAGGTTGTTGTTGCTGCTATCACTGATGGCTCAGTGACGGCTACAGGCACAGCTACTCATTACGCTATCGTGGACACTGTAAACAGCCGATTGCTTGCGACAAGCACCTTGACAGAATCGCAGTCGGTTACATCGGGCAACACCTTTACGCTGTCGTCCGTCGCAATCGGTATCCCAGATCCAGTATAAGGCTGACAAAACATGGTCACTCTCGTTAATCGCGCCAAGGTCGCCACGACCAGCACAGGCACAGGCACAATCACTTTAGGCGCAGCCGAGAGTGGCTATCAATCCTTCGCTGATGCAGGTGTCGTCAATTCTGATGTGGTGAGATACACCATTGAGGATGGCGATGCTTGGGAGATTGGGACTGGCGGTATAAATGCCGCCGTCACAACCATGTCCCGCACGCTGATCGAAAGCAGCACGGGATCAAAACTGAACCTCTCTGGTGAAGCTGTTGTGTACGTTACTGCCACTGGTGAAGATATTCAGCAGCCCCCCTCAGAGGGCGCTTTTGTTGATGGCGACAAAACTAAGCTGGATGGTATTGAGGCTGGTGCGACTGCTGACCAGACCGCAGCAGAAATCAAAACTGCTTACGAAAGTAACGCTGATACAAACGAGTTTAGTGATGCAGAGCAAAGCAAGTTAGCAGGTATTGAAGCGGGTGCCACTGCAGATCAAACAAAGGCTGACATTGATGCGTTAAACGTAGATGCAGATACTCTAGATGGTCAACACGGTTCTTACTACACTAGCTACGCCGATACAGCTGTAGCTAATATTGTTGATTCTGCACCAGGTACGCTTGATACGCTTAATGAGTTAGCTGCTGCGCTTGGTGACGATCCAAACTTTGCTACTACTACAACTACTAATATTGGCACTAAAGCTAATAAGACTATTACAGTTTCAGCAGGTAGTGGTCTTACTGGTGGTGGAGACTTAACAGCTAATCGCACTATTAGTCATGCTGATACAAGTACTGTTTCAGACGTTAATGGATCAGGCAACACCTTTATCCAAGACATTGGGTTTGACACATATGGTCACGTCACTTCTGTAGGCACAGGCACAGTTACTGTAGGTGATGGCGCTATGACTGTTACTGCAGGTTCTGGTTTGTCTGGTGGTGGTCAATTAGGTACAGCTAACCAGAGTGGTGCCTCTAGTGTAACTGTATCACATGCTGACACATCTAGCCAAGCCTCCGTGGATAACTCAGGCCGTACCTACATCCAAGATATTACACTAGATACTTATGGTCATATCACAGGTATCGCAAGCGCCACAGAAACCGTTGTTAACACAGATACTACTTATAGTGCAGGATCAGGTTTAAACCTTGCGGGTACTACTTTTAGTGTGACTGATGCACCTAAATGGACAACAGCCCGTACACTCTCCCTCACAGGTGACGCATCAGGTTCTGTCTCTTGGGATGGCTCTGGTAATGCTACGCTGAGTGTTAACATAGCTGACGCAACAGTTTTATCACAGGGTGGTGATATAACAGGTTCTACAAACTGGGATGACTTTATAAACAGTACGGAAGCCAGCTGGAATAATGTATTGAACTTTGCAGGAGCAAACGGTCCTAGTGGGGCTTACACTTACGGCACAGCTCTTAGCTTTAGTGACAGTTTCCGTAACGCTTTTCAGCTATACGCCCCTGAGAACGCATCTAATGGCGGAGGCCTAAGATACCGCACAACATGGAACAACGCTTCACGTCCTTGGGTAGAAATTTGGGATAGTGGTAATGACGGCTCTGGCTCTGGCTTAGATGCTGACCTATTGGATGGCTACCATCTAACTTCACAGAACAGGAACAACCAAGCTAACCGTGTAGTACGCACACAGGGCAACGGCTATGCAGAGTTTGGCTGGATCAACACACTATCAGGCGATACAACATTACCCTTGTCACGTATCTTTGTTGACACTGGTGATGGCTATATCCGTAAGAGTACACTTGCTCATGTAGCATCTCAGTTACCTATTGCCGCAGGTGGTAAGGTTTTACAAGTTGTAAGTGCTACTAAAACCGATACTTCTTCAACATCCTCAACAGGTTTTGTAGACATATCAGGGTTAAGTGTCAGTATTACACCATCAGCAACAAGCAGTAAAATACTGGTTATGTACAGTGTTTCTGGTACAGCAAACATAGGTAACTCAGGTGTAAAGTTTAGACTGTTGCGAGGATCTACAGGTATTTACGAGAATGGAGGAATGTCTTTTCAAGGTAGCTCTGTAAACTTGTCCTGTTTCGTGCATCAGTCGGCTCAAACTTTAGACAGCCCAAGCACAACCTCAGCAACAACTTATAAACTACAGTTTGCAAACACCGGAGGTACTACAAGCTACATTAACAGAACGGAAAACAACGTAGGTAAAGCAGCATCAAGTATCACAGTAATGGAGATAGGAGCATGAGTATAGCTGAAGCCCTAACAATTTTACATCCCGGAGAATGGATACTAGAGGGTGAGCCTACTAGCGAAGCAGAGTTCCATGCTTCTTTTAGCGTAATAACTGGCACAGACAGTAATGGCTCAAGTATTCTGTCATCAGACGTTAATAATTTTCAAGTCAACTGGGCTACGGTTAGTGCGAAAAGCACACAAATAGAAAATGATAGACCTGCTAAAACGGTTCGTGCAGAGCGTGACAATCGCTTGGTTGCAGAGGTTGATCCTATTGTGTCTAACGCTTTGCGCTGGGCAGACCTCACCGCAGCTAAACAAGCTGAGTGGGCGCAGTACCGCACAGACTTGCTGAATATCCCAGATCAAGCAGGCTTCCCAACTGACATCACATGGCCGACTAAACCCTAATACGTAGGACTTAAACATGACTAAAGCACGTGACTTAGCTGATCTGCTAGATGCTAGTGGTAACATTATAGCTCAAGGTACTATTGATGGGCGTGATGTTGCGTCTGACGG